CTTATTGGCTTTAGTGCCATTGTCAACAGTATAAAATAAATTCTTCAAACTAGTGCCTAGTGCTGGCTTATAGCTAAAGAAGCTAGTCCAACCCTTTACACTCTCGTCAAAAGCTAAAGTTTTATAACTATCAGTATTTGTAGGCTGTAAAGAAACAACATATTGTTTATTATAAATATCCCACATTCCAACTGCTTTCCCTGGCCCTAATTGATAACTGTCTAAAGCACTAAATTGATCTCTAAAGAAATCAATCATTCCATAATTAGATATTTCTGTTATACCATCTTGAGATAATCTTAATACAGCATTTCTATCTTTATCAGTAAAGTATTTTCTATAACCATAAACAGCAAAGCTTTCTGGGTTTCTGCTAATACCAAAATTCCCAGCATAAGCTCTAACTGGCCCTATAACAACTTGTCCTGTAGTTGTTAACCCAGCACCTTCAGCGGTATAAATAGCATCTTTATCTATAAGGGCATTACTAACTTTATTTTCTTGAAATATAATAAGGTTAGTATCTTCTGCATACAATTTTTGTATAGAACCATTAGCGGGATCTAAACTTCTTGTTATATCTTCTCCTACTGAAAATTCATTAGTATTATTTACTCCTGTAGTTGAATTAAATATGCCTGAATATATTAAAGAATTAAATCTTATAGAAGCTTTTGGTTCATCTTCGACTAAATATGCTTTAGCCCCATATCCAGCAGCAGTATTATTATAACCCCCTCTGATTCTAGCTTCTTCTATAACCCAGTTTTTGCTTGTTTGAGCATCAGCAGTAGAAACATTTCCGCGATTATATCCTCCTATAGCTTGGGGAATGCCGTTAGACCCGTTCCAAACCGGCTGATTTGAAACGTTTATAGTCTTTCTTAATATAAAGCTATTAAAATATTTTACTTCTATTACTGCTGACATACGTATTATTATTACTTATTTATTGCATAAATTACCTTATTGACCAATCCCGAATGGGCTGAAAGCTGGCTGAACATCCCCTATACTTTTTAACCCATCGCTATTAAAATATGCCGCCCATTTTCTATTAATATTTTCCTGACCATTAATTGTATTTGAAGCACCCCTTGGGAAGGAAAAGTCATTGCCGTATTTAGCGTTTATAGAATTATTATCAACTGCTCGGTAACTATACCACCCTGCACCAGCTGGCGGAATCCAAGGTTGGGTCAATTCTATATCTGTATAAAATTTACTTACGTATCTATATGCCCATTCTCTAGCATACACGGGGTTTCCTGCAGATAATTTAGTAGCTTGTATTGCATCTTGATTATTTAAACTACTAACTAAATATTGAAAAACATTTTCAGAACCATATACGCGTGGATAATAAAAATCACCATAGGTTAACATTAAACTTATTTTATAGTCTTCTGTTTCTATTCTATAATTTGTATTAAAAGGACAAAGCCCCGAGCCGTAACCTACTACAATATCTCCGCCTTCTCCAGGCGCATTTGTGTCAAGCCCCCATGGGTATCTAGCAATTAATCTATAATCCCCATATTTAGACGGCGGATTATTATATAGTTGTTGTTGGCTTTTGCCAATAACAAATACTCTTCTAGCGGTCGCTCTTATAGAATTTCCACCAAGCGTGATTAGAGGTTCTAATATTGATTCTAAACAATCATTATTATCAATATTTATAGGACTAGTAATAGGAGATGTGTTGACTTGAGTTCCATTAAAATCTGCGGCCGCTGTATCGTCTGTTATAACTCCTGATTTATCAATATCCTTATTGGGATCTGTAACGATTGTATAATCATTACCTTGCGTTCCTCCAAATTTAATTTCATTACCTTCAATATCAATAGCCTGCACCCAGTTATTAGGATAACCAGCACCGCTAGGATCTCTAAATTGTAAATATATTGGATATAATAAAAAAGGAAAAGTATCTACATACGCCCCATTATTCCAACTAAATTGGTCTAATTGTAATTCTAAAGCTATAAATGCAGTACCTTGAGATAATCCCCCCGTGCCATTGTACGACCCGGCTGACTCTATATTGGAATTTGCAAATGTCCACCCATCACAATCAGGCGCGGGTAAAGAAACATCACTACTAGTTGTACTTAAAACCAAACCTGGATACGGAGCTCTTATGTCTACTGTGCCAGAAGTAGAGCCTGGTAATGGCGTAGAGGCCACTGCATTGGTATTATCATTTACCCAATAAACAGCCCCTGAATCTCCAGAACCCCTAGATAAAAAATAATTTTGTCTTGTCCCAAAGCCCTCATTAATTGGTATTTCACCAAAGACTATTTTACTTGTAATAGTATCAGTTAATCCGCCTGCGTCTTGAACAGTTACTGTTATCGTGTATTGGCCAAATAATTCTTCTGAAATATTTAATTCACCTGTAGTTGGATCAATAGACATTTGAGAAGGGTTACCTGATATACTCCAGGTTAAATTATTAGAATTTAAAGTAGGGCTTGCTGAACCATTTGTTGCTGTATATGTAAAAACAGGATTAGAAGCAGTTGGATCTGAGTTTACTGAAGTACCGTTTGTTATCGTAGGGGCTACATTACCTAAATTTTCTACCAGCTCAGCAATCACAAGGTTTCCTTCTGTTTTTTCATAAAAAGAAAAATAATATACTTCATTTATAGAAGCATCGGGACCATAATAAAAATAATCTGTAGTTATTAACTCATATGTATCATAAGTTGCCGGATCTAATGGATTATAAGGATCTCCATTGGCTGGTATTTTAAGTAAACCAAATTTGTTTATAGTATTACCATTTATATCTGTTACAGACACGCCTAAATCACTTGTTTGTAGAGGCTCTTTAGGTGTTTCATTTTGTCCAGCTTCATCTATGGGGGCAAACCTCCCAGCTATAGAAGTATTTAAAGGCGTCGCTTCGGTTAAATCCCATGTAAAGCCTAATAAGCCCGCCACTTCATTAGTTCCTGTTGTAATAGCTTCATTAAGTTCTGATATTAAACCAGTTGTGGAAGTCTCCCAAAATATTTCAAGTCTAGAAATAACAGGCTCAGTTTCATAAATACCTAATAAAAAATTATATGATCCACTGGCAACTGGTAATGATCCAATAGGATTATTTGGGTTTCCTTGAGTTATTCTAGCTAAATATGGATTAGAGCTAGTTTGATAAATATCAACATAAGAACCTGTAGTAATAATACTATCTTCCTCCCCAATTGTATTAACTGTGTTTGAAGATGGTAATATTATGCTGGCGGTAGTTGGCGTTATACTATCTATTTGGCCTGGATAATATTGCTGATTATAGCTAGGAGCGGTGCTTCTGTTTGGTGTTACTCTACCAAAAAGCTGTACGCTGCTTCTATATTGCTTTTGATCTGGCCCAACCTCTGCAAGATCTCTTGGTACTTTATTTATATTATCGTTTATAAGGGTTATAAATGACGTAGTATTTTGAGGATCTGGCGGTGATGCAGGTGCTCCAGGATAACCATTTAATATACCACCTAAGTAAACATTGTAATACTCCTGTTCAAGTTGCTTAACAACTATTTTATAAGAATACCAACCTAAAGGATTGTAATTTGAACTATTTGGATTACCATTATATAATCCAGGTGCTCCAGTTACAATGCTTTTGTTTGATTGTATTGGAGAATCAAATCTTAATTTTAAAGAATCCCCTGGCCATGAGGAAACAGGCGCTGAAAAAATTGGGACTTCCCCTAAACTACCAATTCTATATGGATTATATACTGTTGATGCTCCATATAATACATCTGATTCAGATAATCCAACAGTAGTAGAAGATAATATAGTAGTAGATGATCTTCCATATCTATCAGAAAGTACAACCCCAACCTGATAGTTTCTATTTTGTTTTAATGTATGATTAGGATATTCAATTATACTAGTAGTATTCTCAGGGGGGAAAGTATTTTCTATATTAAAATTAGATTTTGAAGAAATACCAACATCATAATCTAATACAGCAGGGGGAGTGTGTTTATCTTGATAATTGCCATATACAACTCTATTACCAATTATTTCTTGAGATAAAGCTTTAACAGGCACTTTATCATATACTCTTATTAAGGTGCTATCAGATAATGTTTTAAATGGTTTTTTAGCCTGATAGTCATATTCAACATAACTATTTGCGCTAAGCGCTATTTCACTCTGAAGTATGGTATCTACTACATATAATGCCTGGGAATCTGATTCTTTAAATATTATATCTATTTCACTAATATTAAAATTAGAAATAAATTCAGATCCATTATTAGCGGGGATAGGTATTTGTAAAAGTATCTGATTTACTTTATTTTGCATAAATTGCACAATAGTACTTCTATAAGCACTTTCTTCATCACCATTTAAAAAATATCCATCTTGTTGAGGTATAAAAAGAGCCTGTGTAAATGGCGCAAGTATAGAATATTCACCACCATTAAATTTAAATCTATAAGTAAATCTTACAAATTTATCTTCTAAAAAATCAGGATCACCCCCGTATGAAGGATTATAATATGGATTAGCAGTAACACCATCTGGCAAAAATTCACTTACTACATCATACATAGTTGTTTCGTAAGCTCCCGCAGCGGCTTCAACTAAACTTACTTTATAAAGTTCTATTGGCTGGTATGGATTATATTGAGCTACAGAAACTAAGTCCTCACTGGTGTAATAAACACCCCCACTAGCGCTTCTTCTAGTAACATTTATTCTACGTGGTTGATTTCTATTATCAGTAAAGAACAATAAATTTTCAAGCATATTAACACCTGTAATAGGGTTAGTAGTAGAAAAATTTAAAAAAGCTCCTTCAGCTAATTTAACTGTGTCTCCATTTAATACATTATATTCATATATAAAATTTTGAGCAGAAGGATTATAAGTTGGGTTCGTAATATAGGCGCTATCAGTATTATTAGTAAGGAATAAATATATTGTATTTTTAGCGGGGTTTGTAAACTGCCCTATAACCTGTATACCGGAAACGGTTAAAGCTTCAAAATCTTTTATAAGTTGATTACCTAAAACATTTTCTAAAGCGCCTACATCAGCACCTTGTGATTTACTAACCTGTATATTAAAGCCTTCTCTGTATTCCCCTGATGGTACTAATCTATCATCAAGGTCTTGATTCATTTTAGACCCTATAAAAGCATTTTTAACTTCTGCCATCTATTTAACTTTTAATCCATTTAGATTTATTTCTCATTATTTGCGCTATTTCGTCTAATTTAATATTAGACAATCTAATTTTAGCGTTTCTAGTAGCAGCAAATTTTTCTTTTTTATATCTATTTACTATGTATTCAGGAGTATTAATTTTAGAGGATAATATTGCATGATTTAAATAAGCATAAACAGCCTCTTCCGCCATTTTGGGTATTCTCATGTCTTGATCATATGCAACTCCGTCAGATATGTATTCCAATATTATTAGAGCCCCATTTAAATTACTTGAAAAAGCCATACTACCCTCTCTATCGTTTATAGTAAACCACCCGTTGAATTGAGATATTTCTGGGTTCATTCCATAACGTTGTCCTAAAAGACCATCAGCAAATTGATAATTATAAAAAACAGATTGATCATAAGCCGCATTATTAAAATTACCAGTAATTAATTTATCGTTTGCATTGTCCCAGCGTTCTTCGGTTATTGAAGTAGCTCTAACATTTTCATTAAAATTATCCTGTATAGGATCTCCCGTATAATCTTGTGGTAATATTTCGTAAGGATTTGAAGTAAGTGTAGTTGGATATATTATATGTTTAACACCTTGCTGGTCAATCCAAGAGGTTTTTACATAATTTACATAATCTTGTGGAAGAGGAACTGAAAGATTTGGAGGAATTGTTAATTCTTGAGATTTAATACTTTTTAAAGTATCATAGCTTAATTCCTGTAAAGCACGTTTAGCATGGAAGATAACATCAGTTCTTTTAACACTAGGTATAAGTTTCCCAGCGCCAACATAAGCAACTATAAAGTTATTTATTAAATCAGAAATTTTAATATACGCATATCCCCCATAGTTATTTTCTACAGTATTGCCATAAGCATCCTGATTTCCATAAACACCACCATCTTGTCTTTTTAATTGTACAACAAAATAGTCACCTTCGGGTAATTGTGTTTCTAATGTTATAACATTATCAACAACAGTATATGGGGCTATGTATTCAATATAACTGCTTCCAGCTCCTGTAGTACTTGAGTATACTTTAAAATTGTTTTGAGCATAACCAGTAGATGAAGGATCATATCCCCCAAAAATTAACTTAGTATCAAAAGTAGTAGTATATGAAAGTTGAGTACCATCAGCTATAAAACTTTGTGCCCCAGCGTAATATTGTCTATTTGTTTCGGTTATTAAACCTCCATTGGGTATTGCCATAGCTTATTAACTTTTTTGATTTATTTCTTCTTTTTGAATTTGTTGACCAGCGGCTTGAACTACCTGTGGGTCTCTTATTATTATACCGGAGTATTGTAATATTTTTAAAATAACTTCTGTTTGCTCAGATTCGTGTAATTCAAAATTTACCGAAGTTTCATTATTATATATATATTGCCCTAAAGTACCTACATTAAATCCCCATACTACATCATTGGGTTTTCTAACATAATCAACAACTATATTACTTGTTATTGTTGTTGGCTGAATAAATAATTTATTATTCTCATATAAATATACAGGGAAATCTTCTGTGGCTTTTGTTAGTTTTGATTTTTGTATATTATAAAAATCATTTCTTTGTAGTCTTTGTACTTCCGTAATATCTTTGTATATTACTTCACCTAATCTGTAAAATGAAACAATAGTTCCATAAATATCGGTTGTTGGCAAAGTAAAATATTGTTGACCTGGGGTTGAAGTATTATCGTAAACTGCATTCCCAAATGTTTTAAATATAGATATTTTTTCATCAATATTTTCTACACGGCTTGCATATGTATCATCAGTTTGAGGAACCCTTAATTGCTGATTTAAGTCTTCAAAATACTTTTCAAATATTTCAAGCTGTACCTGAGTTCCTAAACTATTAAACTCAGCTGGAGGTATATAGCCTCTTTGTTCTTTGTTTAATATGTATAAAACTGTTTGATATACAGTGTTTACGTTTATTGCCATTGTTTATTTATTATTAATTATAATAGCTAGGCCGCTTTTGATACGACCTAACTATTATAATATTACATGTTAATATAGTTTTTTCTCTATTGATTTATAAACTTCTACACCTTCATCAGTTTTAAGGTAAGAAGCAAACGCAGAAAATGGATTTTCATCAAAAGGAACAATCATTAATCTTTTATCATTTGAAGACCAATGTATGCTTCTTTGATCTGCTGACAAATAAATAATATTAGCTTCGCTAGCTTTAATTGCAAAATTTCTTAATTCCACATTCTCGTCATTAGCTAAGTTTAAGAACAAGTTAGGATTTTTCTTAGCAAATAGCAATAAATCCCTTTTGATCTCCTTAGAAGTAAGATCTGCTACCTTAGATCCGACCTCAACTCTTAATATTGCTTCCATTTGATCTATCTCCATGTTCATTGCTGCATTTAGCGCATCAACCTCACTTAATAAATCTTCTAAATCATCCTCAGCAATTTCAATTTGATCATATTCATAATATAATACATCTTTTTTAGGGTGATATAAAGAAAGCAATTTTTGTAAATTTTGTTTTTCTTTAGGAACAAATAATGAACCGTTTTTAAACATTATATGACCTAGTGTTACTTCACCTTTTTGCTCGCTTACAAATGGAGAATTTTGATTAGTTGCATATCTAAGCTCCTGCTGTTCACCATTTTCTTTATTGAACCAAAGCATTGGCCATCTTTGTGAATGTTTAGATTGAATTGTGTATGTTATAGGTTGATGTGCACCTTTTAACAAATAAGTTCTATCTTTAATTTCCCATTCGGGTTTTGTAGATTTTACTGGTGTTTTAGCAACAGCTTTTTCTTTTACTACTTGAGGTGCAACCTCAATATTTTCTACTGCTGGGTTAGCTTTTTTAGCCATGATATAATATAATTAAATAATTAATAAAAATGCAAAGTAAGGGGCACCACTACGATACCCCTTATCCTTACAATAATAGTCTATGCAGAAGCTGTAAACAATACAAAATTGTTTGCACCTTGAGTAACAAGACATCTTTCAGATAGGAAGTGTACTTCCATAGCATCAAGCGCTGAAGTATAAGCACCTCCAACAGAACCAGTAATCCAAGATTTCATTCTTCGATCATCAGCCTGAGAAGCTCTATACCTTACATGCAAGAAAGGTCTACGGATATTAGTTCCTAGAATTTGGTCGTAAACAGTTGAAGTACCTGCAGGAATCAAAACTCCTTCAATACCAGAAACTGCCACTGCACCTCTTGTAGAAGCATCATTTAGATATTTCCAGTCTGTCTTATAGAAATCATAAGATCCTCTGCGGAAGCCACTAAATCCAAGATTCAATGCCATTTCTTCAGAGTTTTCAAACAATCCATAAGCAGTACCACCTTGAGCACCATCAGAAACACCAGCTAGCATTCCGTCAATATCAAGAGCAAGTCCTCTATTAACAAAAAGCATGTTTTCTTCAATAGCTCCTTGAGTATCTAAATTTTTCAAAATGCTGTCAAATTCAGTAAGTCCGGTAGCTCCACCGCTAAAGTTATTAAGAACGTTACCTCTTGATTGAATAGAAGCAAAAAGTCCTTCAGTACCTTTTACAGTCAATGTAGAAGTTCCACTTACTAGCTCACCTTCAACAACTGCCATTTCTAGATAGTCTTCAAAACGTAGTCTTGTTTCAGACTCAGCTTTTAGATACCATAGGAATCCAGAAGTTCCATCTTCAGTAGCAACTTCAACCCATCCGATTTGTGCAGCATCTGATCCAGAAATTGCATATTTATCTTTAATGATGATAGGTGAATTGTTATACTGAGTAAAAGAAGGAGTGATAGAACGCTCACGACCGTCAGCAGTTCCTTTTTTAAATTCAGAACCGTAAACGAAAATCTTACCAGTTGTTAATCCTGTAAAATCAATTTCAGAACCACCACCAGTAGCAACTAGATCTCCTTGAGTATAAGGCTTAACAGTTAAGGTAGCCAAAGTAGGAGAAGTATCAACACTAGTTTCTACAAAACACTTTAGTTCTTTTCCTGTAGCAGGATCCATAAGAACAATAGTATCATTTGCAGAAATAACGTTTGCAACAAAGCTAGCTCCAGCAGTAGCATTCAATACGAATGTTAAAGTGGTTCCAGTTGCAACAGTTACATTATCATAAGCAACGTGTAGTCTATTTTGCTCAGACCATACAACTTGGTCAGAAGTCATGGGCATTTCTGCACCAACCATTCTTAAGAAGCCAGATAGAGTTCTGTTACCATATCTTTCTACTTCTTGCTCGTAAATTTCGGGTAGATACTGTTGAGCGAAGTCATTAGTACCATCTGTAAAACTTAGGTAGTTATCGCTAAGTATTTGTTGCTTTTGACTTGGTTTAATTGAACCAAAAGCAGGTAAAACATTTGCCATTTTTAAATTTTTTTAATTAGTTAAATCTTTTTGTTTTTATTTTTAGTTTACTAGAATCAGCTCCACTAATAGCCCTAACCTTTAATCCATTAATAAATACATCACCACCAGCCGTTTGTCTTGGCTCAGTTGTAATGTTTTTAGTTTTAGCAATCTGTTCTTTAATAGCATCGGCACGGCCTTGCTCATAGAAATGATTTACAATTTGGTCAGTATTCCTAGCGGCATAGAGGGCCTTGTGATAACCTCCAGGGTCTTGTAATTCACCTTTGTCGTTTAAGAACGTCTCAACGAACTTAGATAAATTTTTCTGGCTGTCAGCAACGGAAACAGGGTCTTTTACAGAATACTTAAATTTTTTAGATCCTACATTAAAATCGAAACCTTCGAAATTGCTGGAAAAATAATTGTCAGTAGTCTTTTCAAACCTGTCTATAATAGACCTTCTATTTTGCTCTTCATTATTATAGCGATTGAAAAAATCCATAGCTTTTTGTTGTTCTTGAGTAATACCAGGTCTTAATTTAATTTCTTCGTAATACTTACTCTTTGTTTCTTCCAAAAAGTTTTTGGCTTTTGCAACCTCTTCTTTAAACGCAATTTTCTTTTTGCGTATATCCTTATCCTCATCTATTTCTTCATCATAAGAAAAATCATCCAATAAAATATCAATGTCTTCTTGATCTAAATGAGGTTTTGTTTGTTTATAATATTCTTTCAATAAAGTATTATTATCAACGTTTGAATAATCTGCATTTAATCTTGCATAATCCTGGACTGTACCACCTGTTTCTTCCATAAACTTAATAAGTTTATCTATTCCTTCTGGTAATTCAGGCGCTTTTGTTTCTTCTAATACTTCTTTTTGTTCTGGTTCAGCAAATTTTGTTTCATTGCTTTCACTCGTTTCGGCTTCTACTAATTTTATAGGAGACTCTACTTCTTCTTTTTGACTTTCTTGGGAAGCAACTTGTTCTTCGGCGTTTCCTTCTCCCATTTTTTCGCCATCTCCGGATTGGTTAGATACATCCACCTTCTCTGTGCTTGACTCTTGAACGGCATTTTCTTCTGTTTTTTGTTCGTTAGGGATTACCACTTTAGTAACCTCTTCTTGTACTTTATCTAGTGGTTCTGAGTCTTTTAATTCAACTTTTGTAATTTTTTGCTCTTGCACTAAATTTTTTGGTCTTGTGGGTTTTTTCATTTTAAATTCCCCCTCTTGTCTTACTTGTACTTCTGCCATGATATAATAATATAAAATTAATTAATAAAAAAATTTACCTCGGTTCAAATTGCTCTAATCCAAACCCACCTAGATTATCATTACCTGATGATTCAAAATCTTTAGGTAATAGATCATTTTTTCTTTGATCTATAAGTTCAGATTGTTGAGTTCCTTGAATTTTAACTCTTTGATCTTTACGGTCTTCTATTTGTTTTTCTTTTGCTGCTTGCGCGTCTGCTTGTATTTGAGCAAGCTTCATTTTATATTGGAACTCTTCAGCCATTAATTGTTTTTTAATTAAAGCTTCTTGTTCCATTTTATTTATTTCAAATTCAGACTTTGCTTTTTCAATTTGCACTTTTGTTTCGGCCAGCGCTTGTTGTTTTTGTACCTCAGCTAATGCCGCTGCTTCAGAAGCCTGTGCATTAGACTGGCCTTGTGCTTGAATATTAGCTAATTGAGCAGCTTGTTGTTGCTCTGTTCTTTTAGTTCTTCTTAATTTTAATACTTGGTTAGCCAATTTGATATTTCTTATTTCTCTAATATCAATAGCATCTTCAAGATTAATAGAATTTTGTTGCAATGAAACTTGAATATTTTGTTCAAGTAATGCCTTTTCTTCAGCATCTGGTTCTAATTCTAAAAATATACCAAAATTATGTATATCTAAACTTGCAATTTCTTCTAGTGTTTTTACATTAAAAGTATTGATACTACTTAATAATGCTTCCCTGGTTAAAGGGAATTGCAAAGCATCATTTACTCTAAGACCAATATTTTCTGCATTTCTTATAGTAATATACATTAAAGCTTTTAATATATGCCTAACAGCTACATTTGAATTTGCTGCAGCCATTTTTTGCAAGCCAACTAAAGCATTTTTATCGGGAGAACTACCATCTACAGCTTCATTTAATCCAGTAGTATCTCTTATCATTTGTAAATAATATTGATAAGTTTGAATTAAAGCAGAAATTTTAGACATACCATTTGAAGTCTGTAATTCTTGAATTGGTACTTTGCCTCTATTTAAATCTCCATCTTGTGTTAATGAACGCCCAACAATACTACCAGTTTGGAAATACATGTTTAAAGCTTCAGCAGGATTATAATTGGTTCCATTACCTAAATCAACTTCAGCTAGCCCGTCCATGTCTAAATATACCCCATCCGGTACAACTCTAGATAAAACTTGTTGTAGCTTTAAATGAGTTAATTGAATCATATCTGCAAAAGAAGTTATCTTGCTTACAACTGAATCAATTCTTCCCTTATATAATCTAGGCGCACAAATAGAGTAATTCATGTTAACCTTAGTAACATTGCCATAAGGGCGGGTCATATTTTCTGATAAATTCCATTCTAATATTTTAGGCATTCCTAAAACTTTAGCCCCTGTATATAATACTTCAATACTTCTACTAATCCTTTCGAAATTATCGCTTTCAGGCGGATTAAATTCATCATTTTTTTCTAATACTTTCTCTAAACCTTGATCAGTATATTTTAATTTAAATACTTGGTTAGCATAAGTTTTATATTCAAAAAATAATATAGAAACTAAATTATCATCATTATTACCACTATAATTTCTTACGTAATTACTATAATTACTTGGCCCTCTATATTTTTGAATTTCTTCTAATTCAGAACTAGTTAAATTAGGAAATTGTTTTTTTACTTCAGAAAGACTTAGGTTTTTAACTTCTCCAACATAATATATATCGTCAAAATTAGGATCTTCTGTATAAGAATAAACAAGAGCCGCAGGGTCTACATAATTAACTTTTATACCCTCAGATAAATTAAAACTTGTTTTAGAAGCACCTATTCCTAACACAGTTAAATCATATGCTATTTTTCTTTTTGTTTCTTGATATTTATTAAATTCAAAAACATTATTTATAACTTCTTCTTCTGCTATTTCAATGCTTTGCTTGTAATCTAACTGCAACATTACATCTAATTCTTCTCTTGTTGCGGGTAAAGCTTTTGGATCCGCACTTGCATAAAAATTTTGACCTGTGGCTTGATTTAATTGTTCAATATATTCCCTGTTTTGAATATCACGCATTGCTCTAAAAGCAAACTGTGTTCTCTCTTCTAAAGCAAATGGATCGTTTGCAAAAGCTTTAATTTCATAACCTTTGTCCACCATTCCATTTACTATAATATCAACAAACTTAGGTATTATAGGTACTATTTTCCAATCTAAATTTAAATAAGACAAATCACCATTTATAGATAATTCATCTTTATATTTCTGGACAGATTGTTCGCCCCTAGCGTATAATCTAAGGTTATGGTAGTTTTGAAAATTTTGTAAATAACGGTCGCCGCCTGTATCTTGCCTAAACCATTCATTTTCAATAGCTTGCCCCACTTGTAGCCCATAGTCGTAACTATTTTTTATTTCGTCAGATACCACTTGGTCCGGAAATGAACTATTGTAATTTGTATAAACCATTTATTTAAATTATTTTTGACGTAACTCCATCGTTATTATATTTTCTTATTTGCAAGCTTACTGGCTCAAACGTTCTTTTAGAAATTGGTGCATATCTATTTTTATTACAAGCCATAATAGCTAATCCAGAACTAATAGAAGCATCGTGCTTTGTTCTGTTATTTAAATTAAATTTAGCCCAATCATTTAAAGTTCTAATAAAATACATATTTCCGTAACTATCATTATTAAAGCCTACATGGTCATTAATATAAGTTTCAATTGCGGCGGCATGGGATTGTTTCATGTCTTCACTAGAGTTTGGCACGCCACCTATTTCTCTTTCGGTTACAGATAATTTATTATATACTTTGTCGGGTCTATTCATTGAGTAACCCCTATAACCTCTTCTTTTAATATAATATAATAATCTAGGTTTATTATTTTCTGCTAATATTGGCATACCATAAAAAACTAAAGCCATTAAAACATCTTCAAAAAATATTTCAGCATTATCAGGTCTAGCAATATATTCTAAAAAAAATTGGTTTGGTGGCACATCAGCCATAGTAAATTTTGTTAACCCATGCAAAGCCCCTTTTGATCCTCTCCCATCTACTGTACCTGATATATCGTAACTATCACATCCAAAAGCCCCAAAGTCTTCATTGCCAGGGTATTTTATACCATTTTTTATAATAATTTTATTTTGCAAATGATACGGAGGTGTCCACGTAATAAAAAATCTACCATTTTTATTTGGCATAAAAATTACTTTAGTATCTTTTATACCATTTTCCCATTGAAAA